TGTTGGATCTGGAAATACCTCCACATTAATTGGAATTTCAACTTCTAAAATTGAATCAATACATTCACAAATTCATATTATTGATAACACAAACAATAATATGAATTATGTTGAATTGTTTGTTGATCATGATGGTACAAATACTAATATTTCCGAACTTTATTTTGATACTAATGAAGATGAATTAAGTTCCAACTTTATTGGTTCTTTTGGAGCTTCAATAAGTGGTGGAATTTTAAGTATTGAATATACAAATACAACTGACAACTCAATCATAGTTAGATCTAGAAATGTTGGATTCGGAACTACGGCATCTGGAATTGGTACATATAGATTCAAATCTACTGGTCAACCAGATGAGTCTGAAAAAACAGTTATCTATGATGCATTATATTCAAATATTTCCGCTGCCTCTACAATTAAATCATTTGATGTAAATACATTTACCTCCCTCAAATCAACCGTAAAGGTTGGTGTTGGAACTACAAGTGCATTACACCAAGTGATGTTAATTTCGGATAGAACCAATGTTGTTACTATCCAACACCCATTTTTATCAATAGGAAGCACAAGCGGAATAGGGACATTCGGTGGAGATATAACTGGATCAGTAGTATCTCTAAAGTTTTATCCAGATCCAGAATTTTCTGGAAATCTTGAAATTTTAACATATAACGAACTATTTTATTCAGAAATAGATCAGATAAATGTTCCAAACACATTACAATACAATAATAATGCAGAGTCTGTCAATGTAAATCAATACCTTTCGGGTTTGGATAGAACTATTTTTGATTTAAATTATCAAAATACTCCAATCTTTACAAAATCCTTTGATCCAAACAATGCTTCTCAATTGAATTTGTCTACAGGAGAGTTTAATATACCGAATCATTTCTTCCAAACAAATGAAGAATTGATTTATAGACCAAAATCAACTTTTGTTGGTGTAGGTTCAACACCTATGCAGTATGAATCTGCAACTGGAATAGGGTCATTGCCATCAAGAGTATTTGCTATTAAATCCAACAATAATACATTTAGCATCTCAACAGAAAGAGCAGGAACAGCGGTTACTTTTGTTTCTCCTGGTGAGGGCAATGCTCATGAGTTTGAAATGGTAAAGAAAAATGAAAAAGTAATTATTTCTATTGACAATGTTGTTCAACCTCCATTATCATATTCATTGTTACAATACAATGTAGATAATAATGGTAATAATATTGGATTTACTACCAATATTATTCCTCTGAGTGGAATTTCATCAATTGTTCCTAATGACGTTTTAAAAATTGGTGATGAGTACATGAAAGTATCTAATGTTGGTTTTGGAACCTCAATCTCAGGACCAATATCATTTGGAGGAACTTTCCCACTTGTTCAAGTTGAGAGAGAGTTTGTTGGTACTTCTGCCTCAACATATTCTGACGCAACAACGGTTTCTCTGTATAGAGGTGCGTTTAATATTGCAGGAAACAAAATTCACTTTACAGCACCTCCTACTGGAGTTTTGGAAAATAGATCTGAAGAAGATGATAATAATCTTCCAGATGCAAGATCTTCTTTTGGAGGCAGAGTCTTCTTAAAACAAGATTATACTACAAATAAAATTTATGACAATATTTCAGAAAACTTTACTGGAATTGGACAAACATATCAACTGACAGTTGGTGGAATTAATACAACTGGATTGGGTTCTACGGGAGGAAGTGGAATTGTATTAATTAATGGTATTTTCCAATCTCCAACAACAGAAAATAATCCATCAAATAATTTCTTAATAGAAGAAGATACCGTTGCCGGTATTAGTTCTATTGTATTCTCAGGAATAACTTCAACAGATGGCTCTAAAATAATTTCTGAGTCTGATGTCAACCAGAATCAACTTCCTAGAGGTGGCATGATTGTCTCTCTTGGTTCTACTCCTGGTTTGGGTTATGCACCTCTTGTAGGAGCTTCTGTAACGGCTATAATTGCCGGAGGATCAATTACTTCTATTGGTATCGGTACAACTGGAAATTGGGGATCTGGATATAGAGAACCCGTTTCTATTGCAATTACAGATTCTAGTGGTGGTTCAGGAGCAGATATTAGTGTTATTGTTGGAGCAGGTGGAACACTATCATTTAATGTTTCTAATGGTGGAAGCGGATATGATGAATCTACGACAATAGTTGAATTACCTTCTCCATCTTATGAAAATTTATCAGTTATTGGAGTTTCTAGACTTGGTATTGGAACAACAACAGAAACTGGAACCGGATTGTTGTTGAATATTGAAATTGGAGCAAGTCAAACTACAGGCATTGGTTCAACATTGTTCCAGGTAAGCGAATTTAGCGTTGTTAGAAGTGGTTATGGATTTAAACCTGGAGATGTTATCACTGCTGTAGGTCTTGTGACTGATTATGGGTTGTCAGAACCACTGGAGCAATTCCAATTAACTGTCTTAGATACCTTTACAGATCAATTCTCTTCATGGGAATTTGGAACATTAGATTACATCGATTCTATAAAACAGTATCAGGATGGGATTCAAAAGAGATTCTCATTGTTCTATAATAATCAATTACTGAGTTTCGAAAAAAATACATCAAATGATGATTCCCAATTCATTGATATGGATTCCTTGTTAATAATTTTTATTAATGGAATTCTTCAACAACCAAAAGAATCATATCAGTTTGAAGGAGGAACATCATTTGTATTTACAGATGCTCCAAAACCAGAAGATGATGTTGCAATTTATTTCTATAGAGGAAGTTACTCAGACAGTTTCATCGTAGATGAAGAAGAAACTATAAAGATTGGGGATAGTGTTCAAGTATTTGATAACATTAATATTGAGGACACTAAGACTCAAGAAATTAGAACAGTTTCAGACATTGCATATTCTGATAAAATTCAGACAAATCTTTATAGGGGAGTTGGAATTGATGAAGTAAATGACAAACCACTATATTGGACTAAACAAAAAGTAGATAAAATTATTGATGGATACCCGGTTTACAAAACAAGAAATTCGATCGAACCTCAGGTGTATCCTACTGCTAAGATTATTAAGGATGTAACAACAACAGATTCCACCATATTTGTAGACAATTCCCAGTTCTTTGAATATGATACTCCAACATCATTTGATGGGTTAATCGTTTCCGGAGTATCTGATCCAGTATCAGCTGCGGTAACAGCAGTCGTTTCTGCTGCGGGAACTATTCAATCACTTTCAATAGAAAGTGGCGGAAGCGGTTATACTGGTTCTTCAGTTGTTGCTAAGATATCTGCCCCACAAAGAGTTGGTGTTGGTATTGGAACAACTGCTACTGCTACTATTACTGTCTCAAATGGTTCCCTAACTACTCCAGTAACTATTACAAATCCTGGTTTTGGATATACTCAAACAAAACCACCACAAGTTATCATTGCTCTCCCAGAAATAGTTTCTGAAGAGATAACAAATATTCAAACTGTTCAGGGAGCAGATGGAAATATTACTGGTATTGGAACAACAGTTGGAATTGGAACAGATTTGGCATTATATTTTAATATAACTACTGGCGATTTGCAAACTGGATATTACATTTATGTTTCAGATACTATTGTTGGAAATGGAGTAACCTCTATTATCGATACTGATGATGATATAGTTGGCATTGGAACAACATGTGTAGATAACATCTATCGAATTAGTGGATTGGATGCAGGAGCGGGTATTGTTACTTGCAATATACATTCTCAAACAAATGTTGTTGGAATAGCAACCACTACTGGAAACTATGTTGGAAAATTCTCTTGGGGAAGATTATCCAACTTAACTAGAGGAGCATCTCCAATATCAATAGGAGTTTCTGCATATGAAGTTTCTTCAGGATTGACAACATTCCCAACAATTCAAAGAAGAGGAGAAGGATTAAGAAACATAGGTCCTATTTCATAATATAAATATAGAAAAAACAATATTCACATGCCTGCTCTTGTAACGGATCAATTTAGAATATTAAATACCACAAGTTTTGTAGATTCTGTCAATGATTCTTCAAATTCATATTATGTTTTTGTTGGATTAACAAATCCAACATCTAGTGGGTATGGTAGAGATAGTAACTGGGATACAACAACTCCAAATCCAGTTGATAATATTGATAGATTAAATCATTATGAATCTACGATGCTTTTTGGAAAAAAAATTACGACTGCCAATATTAGAAGAGTAATACGGAGAATTAATTGGACTTCGGGACTAACTTATGAGATGTATAGGTCAGATTATAGTATTCTTAATCCATCTCCAATCTCTAACTCTTTGAGACTATATGATGCTGATTATTATGTGGTTAATTCCGATTATAGGGTTTATATTTGTATTGATAATGGATCATCTGGAATAAGCACAAATGGTACTGCATCTACAGTAGAGCCATCTTTTACTGATTTGGAACCAACCAAATTGAGTGATGGATATACTTGGAAATATTTGTATTCTATTTCTCCAAGTGATATTGTAAAGTTTGATACTACAGAATATATTACAGTTCCAAATAATTGGGATACATCAACAGATCCTCAAATCTCAGCAATTAGAACAAATGGCAATTCTGATGTAAATGAAAATCAAATTAAAAAAGTTTACATCCAAAATCAAGGAAAGGGATATTCCATAAGTGATGGCGATACAGCAAAAATAGTTGGCGATGGAACTGGTGGAGAAGTTTCTTTAAGTTT